GGGGCGCATAGGCGGTTAGAATAAGCGTTATAGACCCTTCCTTTGTCTAATCATGGCTATCCTTCGCGGAGAGCAGGGGGCTGTTCAATTTGATGCAGCTGGTTCTTCCAACGCAACCATCGTTGGTACTCGCAGCTGGACGTTGAACATCACCAAAGACACGCTAGACGTTACCGATCACGGTGACACATTTCGTGCGTTTGTCGGCAGTATGATCAGCGGTTCCGGCACTGTTGAGTTGGTGTACGACCCAGATGCAACAGGCCAAGCGGCGTTTATTGAAGACGCAATCACGGCTTCTGACACTGCAGACGCATCATTCGAGTTGTTTACCACTGGCACCACCCCTGGTACTGACAGCGTAAGTTTTAAGGGCATCATTACCAGCATGGATATTGCATCCACCGTTGGTGATTTAGTTGTTGCCACCTGCAACTTCATTACCAGCGGTGCCATCACTTCTAACCTTGAATAAGGTTTAGGGCGATGGCAGAGCGCAAAAAGCGAAAGCGTGGTCCCAACCTTAGTGTTGGCCGTGGTGAGAAACTGCCTGCAAGTAAAGGTGCTGGCTTAACCGCTAAAGGTCGAGCCAAGTACAATCGTCAGACAGGTTCTAATTTAAAGCCACCGGTTACAGGCAAGCCAAAAACAAAGGAAGAAGCTGCCCGTAAGCGTTCTTTCTGCGCTCGCAGTCGTAGTTGGACAGGTGAACGGGGTAAAGCAGCCCGTCGTCGATGGGGTTGTTAGTAACTCAATTTTGAGGTGTCATGACTTACTCCGTCCCCGGTCTCGTTAGAACAAATCTCGTCAGCAGTTCCTATATGGGAAGTGTTGACAGTCCGTTTGTACGAACACGGGCAGTAATCGACCAGATGAAGGGCTGGGAGATTATGAAGGCCGTGGTATCTGGAACGGAGTATTTACGTGAAAACAGTGAAACATTTTTACCGCTAGAACCCCGCGAGGACTACACCGCTTACCTGGCGCGTGTAAACCGCGCTGTTTTTACGCCTTACACGCAGCGATTAATCCGAGCAGCCGCAGGGCTTATTCTGCGTAAGCCTATTAGTGTTACTGGTGCGCCGTACTGGACCGAAGTTTTTAACAAGGATGTTGACGGTTGCGGCTCTGATTTGGATGAGTATGCACGTCGATTGGTCACTTGTGCTTTGACCTACGGCCATTCACATATTCTTGTTGATTTTCCCGCTCCAACAGATGCAAGAAGTTTGGCGGAAGAGCGTGCTCTTAATCGTCGGCCCTACTGGATTGAAGTGGACCCAACAAATCTCTACGGGTGGCGACTGGACCGCGAAACAAATTATGGCAGTCTTACGCAGGTTCGGATTGGCGAAAAAGCCGTTGTAGCCGATGGAGAGTTCGGAGAAAAAGTTTATGACCAAGTCCGTGTCATTGAGTCAGGTCGCTATCGCGTCTTTAGACAGGAACAGAAGAAACAGGAAATGCAAGGGCCATTTCCATACCCCGCTTCATTCGATCAAGCCGACGCTACAACGGAGTACGAGTTGGTTGAGTCAGGTGATTTTTCACTTGGGCAAATTCCGTTGGTAACGATTTATGCCGATAAAAAAGATACAATGACCAGTCGTCCACCACTGTTGGACATAGCGCATTTAAATTTGGCGCACTTCCAACGACAAGCTGACCTTATACATAGTCTGCATATTGCCAGCCAACCGATGCTGGTATTAGAGGGATGGGACGATCAAACGAAGGATATGGCGATTAGCGTTAATTATGCGATGGCGACCCAGCCGGGTAATAAGGTTTATTACGTGGAGCCTGCATCAAGCGCGTTTGAAGCGCAGACGTCAGAGATTCAAGAGCTACAGCAGCAAATGGCGACGTTAGGCATCAGTACGTTGAGCCAGCAAAAATTCGTTGCCGAATCTGCAGACGCCCGCAGGCTGGATCGTATCGACACAAATTCAATGCTGTCGATGATTTCAATGGATTTGGAGTCAGGCTTGCAGAAGTCTTACAACCTCGCTGCTGATTACTTGGGTATTGAGCCACCTGAAGTCAAGATTAGCCGTGACTTTGATCTGCAGCGCTTGATCGGGCAGGACATTACTGCAATGGGTCAGCTCTTCGAGAATCAAATTATTGATCGCGAAGAGTTCCGCGACATGCTGGTGCAAGGCGAGATTTTGCCTATGTCGGCAGAAGCAGAATCAAGCGGTACAGTAGGAGAGTAATAGCTTTTATTCCCATGGGAATGCGTTTCGAGGAGATCAATCCTCCCAAAAAAGAGGAATGTCCAATGCCTGAACCTAAAAAGACAACTAAGCAAGCAAAAAGTAGTAAGGTAGAGAAGTCAACTAAATCCTAATAATGGAAGAACAAGTCATCCAGGAAACGCCCGTGGCGTCTTCTGAACAGCCCGTGGCTGCGACTGAAACTCCTGCTGTCGATGTTTCTGCATATCAACAGCAAATTCAAGCCGAAAAAGCTCTTCGTGAAGAAGCTGAGGGTAAATTTCAGCGCATCAAGGAAAAAATGAATGCCCTTGATGAAAAAATGCGTACAGAGCGGCAGCAGAAACTCGAAGATCAAGGCCAATGGAAAGATCTTTGGGAAGAAGCCAACAAAACCGCTCAAACCAAGGACCAGCAGATAGCTGATTTGGAGCGCCAGTTAGCAGATCTTCGGACTTCTAATGAGGCTGCTGCAATGAAAACGTCTGCATTGTCAGCCATTAATCAAGCTGGCGTCATCAATTCTGACCAAATGCTGCAGCTTGTTCAAAGCAAATTGAAGAAGTCTGACGACGGCAGCGTCAAGGTATTGAATGGCGGCGTTGAGGAAGACCTTAACGTTTATCTAGCCAAGCTAAAAAACCCTGGCTCTGGTTTTGAACATCACTTCAAACCTAGTAGTCAAGCTGGAATGGGCGCAAAACCAATTACTGGGATTTCTAGTGCTGGGGGCGTCGCTAATCCTTGGTTAGAAGGTAGTATGAACTTAACGAGGCAAATGGCCTTGGAAGCTACCGACCCTGATCTTGCAGCCGTGCTCAAGAGAGAGGCAGGTAAATAGTCCCCGTGGGACACCATCTCAAGTCCGTGACTTGAAAACCCGCAAATTTTATCCCTGAATAAGAAATGGCCGCACCATTTCAGAATTATTCCGGCGGTGTCCTTCTGGCGGACATCGTAAAAAGGAATAATCTCAGCACCTATGTGTCTGAGGCAATCAAAGAGCGCAGTCTTTTCATTAAGTCTGGCGCTGTCGTTCGTAACGCCCTTCTCGATTCACGCGAAGGCGGCACCCGCATTCAAGTTCCTGAGTTCAACCCCGTGTCTCCCACCGAGGAGATTTTGGACGGTACAGCAACTTGGGGCACCAGTGGCGCTGGTTATCTGACTCCTCAGAAAATCGGTACTGGCACTCAAATCGCCACCATCTGCCATCGCGCATTTGCGTATGCAGTGGATGACATGGCGGTTTTGGCTGCTGGTGAAGATCCAATGCTTCACATCCGCAATCAGCTTGCCGATGCAATCAACAAGTTGAACAGCGCACGTCTGTTCTCCCATCTTGCTGGTTTGTTTGGTACTGCCTTGTCTGGCAATGCTCTAGACAAAGGTAAAGCTGCTGCTTCTGGCGCAAACGAGGACAACTTCCTTACGGCTGCTGTAGTTGCAGAAGCTCGTAACGCATTGGGGGAGCGTGGCGAAGAACTGGACACTCTGATTGTCCATCCTTCTGTTGCTTACTACCTGTATCAGGTAGGAATGTTGACCTTCTCTACTTCAGCACTTTCCGCTTCTGGCGCAGTGACTTGGGGTGGTGGCGGCGTTGGCATCGGCGCTCGCGAAGTTGGTGAGTTTGCTGGAATGCGCGTTGTTGTTGACTCTCAAGTCAATACCGTTGCACCTGGCACTTCTGGTCATCAGAGGGAGTTTTATTGCTACCTGATGAAGGCTGGCACCATTCTTGAGGGTGTGCAGCAAGATCTTCGGATCGAAGCTGAGCGCAACATCATGTCCAAACAGGACGTTCTGTCCGTTGACTACCACACCGCGTATCACGTGATGGGTACTAAGTGGGCTGATGCTGGTGACAACCCAACCAATGCCAACTTGGCAACGGCTAACAAGTGGGCCGCCACTTATGACATTGATCTGATTCCCATAGTTCAGGTTACTGTCAATAGCTCGCTGGATACCAGCACCATCTGATCGTAATCAGAGCAAAGGCCCTACCATTAGGTGGGGCCACCTTATTTTTGCGCTATGGCTGCCACGATCAACGCCACACTGAAGAGTGAGACAGCCAACAGTTTCGTAACGTTGGCCGAAGCCAACGCGTATTTTGAAACCGTCCCAAGCAGCACTAACTGGGACAACAAAACGGATGACGCAAAAAACCGTGCGTTAATTTCAGCTACCCGCTGGATCGACACCTTAAATTTCTACGGGGACCGCTGCGACACGAGCCAAGCACTGAACTGGCCTCGTAACAATTATCACATTGATCGTGTAGAGCTTGTTTGCGGAAGCATTCCGAACGATATTAAGTATGCAACCTACGAGCTAGCGAGGGCGTTAGCCAATGACACGGACTCGATTACAGGGTCTACCGGCGATACGGGGCTATACGAATCCGTCAAGCTCGGGGAAATGGAAGTCAAGTACAACACTTCTAGTCAGGCTACTGGAACTGTTAACAACGTATTCGACGTTTATCCTTGGCTTCAGTCTTATCTCGGCGCTTACTGTCTGGGTGGCAGTGGTTCGTATCAAATCCGCACTGTGAGGGGTTGACATGCCTGGAGCGCTAGACAGTTTATTTAAAAACGTTGCTAAATCAGTTGTCGCTGATCTTGGCAAATCCCTTGACACGACAATTACTTACACACGTAAGGTATCACCAACATATAACACTAGCACCGGTGCATTGACAACGACTGACACGTCTTATTCTTTTGACGCACCAATTGAATTTGTGCAGTCAGACCAAGAAGAGGGACGTGAAGAGCGTCGAGCTAAACTGTATTTGACACCGGATTTGATTGGCGACAATCAACCAACTTTTGAAGACGAATTGACCTTGACATACGCTGGCACACCCAGAGTCAGCCAAATTACGGACATTCGTACTTTTCAGGGCGGTCAAACCTATTTATTTGTTCTTCTGGTGAGGTTCTGATGGGAAAACTTGCTGATCAAATCGAAGCTTCCATTAACGCTGACCTTGACCGAGCGTTTAGAGAGTTTGTAAGGCTTGCCGTAAATGACTTGCCTGAAGTAAGTCCTGTTTATACGGGCTTTTTTGCGTCTAGCTGGAAAGCGTCAAAGAGTCGTCCTCGCCCACAGCATGATGTAGAGAACTACGAACCCTGGGCAACAATTAAACAATTAAAAAGTACAGTAAAAAGTTACCCCGGCAGTATTAGTCCTAGATTTGATCTACCTTCCTTTACGAGTGATGACACTATTTATATAGGCAATACAGCGCGTTATGCACGTTACGCCTTGGAGCGACCTAGCCAGATAGTTTCGTACTTGGCAGGTCTTAAGTCAGTAGCTCAAACGGTGTTTGCTGCAAGAGAGGGCGTTACCCTAAAAATTGCGGGCAGTGGAACCGCCCGTGGTTCTAAGTATCAAAAAGTGTTATGACGTTAGTCGCTCCTAGAGCTGCTTTTGAAAAAGCAGTTACTGATGCTGTTGCAGCAGCCGACGCCGCCGTAAAAATGGTGTACGACAACGTAGGTTTTACTACACCCGGAAAAAC